GTGCAGGAGTTCGTGAGCCGGATGCAGGCCGGGTTAATGCCGCCTTTCACTCAGTTCCTTCGCATGGAAGCGGATGCAACGGTGGCGGCGTCGGATCGGAACGCAATCAACCGCGATCTGGACGAGATTGCAGAGTATGTCTTCGAGGAAATCTGGCGGTCAAACTTCGCGCAGGAAACATCGGAAAGCCTGAACGACCTTGCGATCTCGACGGGATGTCTTCTGCAGGAGGAATCCCAGCCCGGGGCGGCCAGCGCCTTTACGCACAAGGCCATTCCGATCACGGATTTCTACATCGAGCGCGGCCCCGACGACATGGTGGGCGGCGTCTACCGCAAGAACAAGCTTCCTGCCGAGCAGATTCCCTACGCCTACCCGCGCGCCCGGTTCAGCCAATTGATGGACCAGATCATCCAGCGCGAGAAAGACAAGGAAATCGAGCTGATCGAGTGGACCGGCGTGGATTATTCCAAGGGGCCGTTTCACTACCGCCATGTCGTGATGACGAAGGAAAAGCAGGAAGTCATCATCGACCGGGAGCTGCAGGGCCGGGGATCTAACCCGTTTCATACCTTCCGGTGGTCGACCGCGGCGGGGGAAACCTGGGGCCGCGGCCCGCTTCTCAATGCCATGGGCGCGATCCGCACGACGAACCTGATGGTCGAGCTCGTGCTGGAAAACGCGGCGATGGCGATCGTCGGGATCTACCAGACCGACAATGACGGCACGATCAACGCGAACACGATCAACATGGTGCCGGGGTCGATCCTGTCGGTCGATCCGGGCAGCCGGGGGCTGGAACAGGTCAACACGGCGACCGGCAACTTCAACATGCAGGACATCGTGCTGAACGACCAGCGACTGAACATCAAGCGGGCGCTGTTCAACGACATGCTGGCCGACCCGAACAAGACCCCGGCGACGGCCACGGAGGTTGCCGAGCGGATGGCCGATCTCGCTTACCGCACGTCCGCCGGTTTCAGCCGAATCTTCTACGAGTTCGTGCAGCCTTACTTCGAGCGGTGCCTGTATATCCTCGAGAAGCGCGGCGACATCGAGATGCCGACAAAAAACGGGCAAGGAGTGCGCTACCGCTCGGTTTCGCCGCTGGCGCAGAGCCAGTATGGGCAGGAGCTGCAGATGTTCACCCAGCACCACCAGATGTGGGCCAATGCTTTCGGCCCGCAGCTGGCGGCGTCCATGTATAACATGGAGGAAATGCAGCCCTGGCTGCAGAAGCGCATGATGCTGGATGCCCGGCTCTACAAGGATGCCGAGGAGCTGAAGAAGACGGCCGACGAGCAGGCACAGATGATGCAGCAGATGCAGATGGATCAGCAGCAACAATGAGCTATTTTCTCGAAAAGCGCGTCCAGCAGCTGAAAGAGAGCCGCCACAAATCGATAGACGGGTTTGAGCGGCCTCCCGAGGCTGACGAGCGGCTGAACGAGCTGGCCCGCCGCCTTCTCAATTCCGAGGACGGCGAGAAGCTCATGAATTACCTCTACTCGATCACGGTCAACACGGTTCTGCCTGCCAGCGCCAGCGATGCCGAGCTTCGAATGCAGGAGGGAATGCGCCGGCTGGTGGGGATCATGGACGCCCGCCGGAAATCTGAACCTAAATAGGAGGAGCAGCTGCCATGTTCATTCGTAATTGGCGTGATATGTTAATGCGTGCGCCCGAGGATGGGTCCGGTTCCGGGGAAGAACCGGCTTCGGGCGGCGATGAGGGAGCTTCGGCACCGCAGGGCGGGTCGATGTTCAACCCGGATGCCGGGGGTGACGCTGGTGAGGGACAGGGTGAACCCCCGGCAGACGGTGGCGACGAGGATCGCCCCGAATGGCTTCTGCCGAAGTTCAAGAGCGCCGAGGATCAGGCGAAAGCCTACCGCGAGCTCTACGGGCGCTTTTCCAAGAAGACAGAAGACCTGAAGGCCGAGGTCAAGGAAGGTCTGCAGGAAGAATTGATGGCCGAGCGCGGCGTGCCCGAGGATGTCTCGGGCTACGAGCCGCCGGAAGACCTGAAATTCGAGCTGCAGGGCGAGTTCGACGAGGGCCTGCGGAATTGGGCCAAGGAACAGGGGATCGGCAACGAGGGCTACCAGCAGCTGTTGCAACTTTACAACAGTTCCCTTCCCGATTTCGAGGCCGAGCAGGAAAAGCTGGGTCCGAACGCGAAGGAGCGGCTGGACACGCTCAACGGCTGGATCAGCAAGCACATTCCCGAGGACCATCACAACGTGGTCGGTGCGATCATCCGCGCTTCGGGCAGGACGACACATACACGGAGTATGTGCGCAGCCTCTGGGCTGACTACGCCATGCGAGGCGGAAAATGAGACTGGTCTGCCTGCCAGCTGGACGACAGGAAGTCGCCCAGGTGGTGGGCAACCTTCGCCCTTCCGACAAGAAGGAAGTCACGGAGCTGGCCCGCGCATCGGGCCGGTGGCATTCCGACTGGTGCCCGGTCAGGGAAACCCTGTCGGGCTATACCCGCGAAACATGGGCGATCTGGCTCGAGGACAGGCCGATAGGGATTGGCGGAACCGCGCCGCTCGGGGATTACGAGGATGTCAGGATCATCTGGTTTCTCGGAACCCGGGAAAGCGACACATACAAGATCGGCATGACCCGGATTTGCAGGGCCGTGGCCCGCATGTATCGGGACGCGGGGAACGTGCTTGTAAACCTCGCCCCGATTAACCAGCCAATGCGTCTGAAATGGCTGGAAAAACTCGGGTTTGACATACGGTGGGATCAAGCAAATGATCCATATAAGGGATTTGTCTCGTTCGAGGCGATCCCGCATACGGCCCCTCGAGGCTGACGTGCGGCCCCGTTAAGGAATACCCGCTCCCCGTCACCAAGAGGAACAACCGCGAAATCGGATGTTCAACTTGAGATAGGAGAGCGATCATGGCTCCGTCGATTGATGTCGCCTTTGTAGAAGAATACAACGCCGACGTTCACATCACCTTCCAGCAGCTCGGCTCGCGCCTGATGAACACGACCCGCAAGGGTGCGGTTCGCGGCTCGACCGTCTACTTCCAGATTTTCGGGTCGCTGGCTGCGCAGACCAAGACGCGCAACGCCCAGCACACCTTCATCGACCCGACGCACACCCGCGTCTCGGCCACCATGGCGGACTGGTATGTTCCGACGCTGATCGACGATCTCGATCTGCTGAAGATCAACCACGACGAAAAGATGGCCCATGTGAAGACGCATGTTGGTGCGCTCGGCAAAAAAGCCGACGAGATCATCATCACCGCCCTCGAGGCAGGCGCGAACGCGACCGATCTGGGCGCGAATACCGAGGCGATGGACCTTGCCAAGATGCTTGCCATCGTCGAGGCGTTCCACTCGGCCGAAGTGCCGGATGACGGCCAGCGCTACTGCGCCGTCTCGCCCAAGACCTTCATCCAGATGCTGAAGGTCGCGGAGTTCGCCAACGCAGACTTCATCGGTCAGGAATCCCTGCCCTTCAAAGGCGGCATGACGGCGAAGTTCTGGATGGGCGTGGTCTGGCTGGTGGAGAACAACATCTCCGTCGCCACGAACGTCGCCACCAACATCGCTTGGCACCGCTCGGCCATCGGCCACGGCGTCAACAAGGAGATCGAGACGACCTGGGATTGGGAAAACACCTACTCCGCTTGGTCGGCCGTCTCCTGCATGTCGATGGGCGCGGTCGGGATCGACGCGAACGGCATCTACACCTGCGAGACGCTCGAGACCGCCTGATAACGGACCTGCTGCACTTGTGGCAGCGGGTGCGGCAGTAAACGAGACGGGGCGCTTCCTCCTCCCGGTGCCCCGTCTCACCTTAAGGAGAGACGGGCATGGTGCTTGGCGTATCCGATACCGACATCAAGGTGTTCAACGCCGCGCTTGCCTATCTCGGAATCCCAGAAGTCGAGAGCTTTGTCGAAGGCAGCGCAACCGCGGCCACGGGCAACCGGCTCTACTCCGACGCCCTCGAAGAAATCCTCGCCATGTATCCGTGGCGCTTCACCATGGAGCGCGGCGATCTCGTGCGAACCGCCGACACACCGCCCGAGCCGTGGGAAGGCATGTATCAGCTGCCCTCCACGGCCAAGAACGTGCGGGCCGTCCAGATCGACGGGTTCAACGCCAAGTTCGATGTCTACGGACGCCTCGTTGCCGTGATGGTGCAGGACACCAGCACCGCGACTGTCTCGGCCGATTACTCGGTGATGGTCACGCCCAGCCAGTGGCCGGGATATTTCCGGCAGGCATTCGTGCTGCATCTCGCGGCCCGTCTCGCCATGCCGCTGACGATGGATTTCGACTTCGCCGCGCAGCTGGACCAGCGGGCGCAATACCAGCTGGCAAAGGCGAAGAACATGGATGCCCAAGGCAGAACGCAGTCGAAGATCGACACCAAGGCGTTCATCCGGGCACGTCGAGGCGGACGGGGGTAATGCGTGGGACGACTGAGAACGCTGCAGACTGATTTCCGGCGCGGCCGGATCGGCCCGGGCCTGCTTGGACGCTCCGACACGCAAGCCTACGGGGCTGCGCTGCGTGACGCCCGGAACATGATGATCCTGAATGATGGGCGCTGCTTTCGCCGCTGGGGCACGGAATACAAGGCCGACCTTTCCGGGGAAACGCGCCTCGAGCCGTGGAATTACGCCGAAGGTGACGCGACGAGCTTCATCCTCGCCTTCTCGGCAGGCGGCCTGACGATCTACGACGCGGACATCAACACCAAGGCCACTTTCTCCGGGGCGACAGACTGCCCTTGGGATGCGACGACGCTCTGGTTCATGACCATGACCACCGAGCGGAACAAGATGATTATCACGGATCAGGAGTTCCGCACGAAAATCCTGACCTACGATCCCACAGGCGACAGTTTCGCCATGGAGGATTTCGCGTTCTCGCAATCCGACAGCGGCAACCAGCTCTACGCGCCCTTCAACCGCTTCCACGCCGAGGACATCGAGGTAACGCTGACGGTGTGGACATCGCCGGGGCAAGCCACGGCCTACGGGACGCATCTGGAAGCGGCCGCGGGTCTGGCCGCGACCGATTACGATCTGGACCTTGGCACCGGCAAGATGTCGACGAACCTTGATTACTTCACTTCCGATCATGTTGGGATGCGCCTGCGAATCGAGGACGGGGAAATCGAGGTCACGGCGGTCACGGACGCCCAGAACGCCGACATCAAGGTGCACCGCACCGTCGCCCAGCAGCTCGACGCCGATCCGTTCCTGTTCCAGAAGGGATCCAAGATCGTGAAGGTCTACGCTTTCGGCCACGGGCTGAAAGAAGGCGACAGCGTGTATTTCACCGGCGTCTCGGACGTGGACCTGTCCGATCCCGGGGCGACCTACTCGGCATGGTCCGTTCTCGACTATGTTGCGAATGTCGCCTCTGCGTTCTCGTCGGGTTCGGCCAGCGTGAATGATACCGGCGGCGCACAATCCTACGCGGTCAAGCGCGTGATCGACGCGGACACATTCGAGATCGAGGCAGGGTCCGGCGCCACGCCAACCATCGACGAGCTGGGCGGCGGGTCTTCCGTCACCCTTTACAAGCTTTCGGGCATTCGCTCGGGCATTCGCGAGCCGGTCTTCTCGGACCTGCGGGGATACCCGCAAGCCTGTGCGATCTGGCAGACCCGGCTCTGGCTCGGCGGAACCCCGGACCTGCCCGACAGCATGTGGGCCTCGACGCTGTTCGACATTCAGAATTTCGAGCTCGGAGAGGGCAATCCGTCCGACGCGATCCAGATTCTCGGGATCGGGGAGCAGGCCCGGGTCCGTCACTTGATGGCGGCTTATGATCTGCAGGTCTTCTGCGACAACGGAGAGTATTACGTTCCCGGCTCGGACGACTTTGCGATGAGCCAGGAATTTGCCCGCGTGATCGGCACAACCCGGGAGGGCTGCGCTTACACCACTCCGCGCCGGTTTGACGGGGCGACCATGTTCATCGACAAGTATGGGCGGCATGTGAGGGAGTTCCTGGCCGAGAACAAGGAGACGACCTATACCGCCACGCCGGCCTCCGTTGCCGTGCCCGACTGGATTGCCGGGCCACGGGACAGCTGCGTGTTCGAGGGATCGCCCAACGAAACGACGCCCTACATCATCTGGTGCAATTCCGAGGACGGCACCCTTCTGGTGATGCACTCCTCGCGGCGCGACGACAGCCTTGGCTTCATGCGCTGGGACATGGCGAACGCGGATTTCGTGTCCGTGACTTCCGTGGGAGCAAGGCTCTACGCGGTGGTGCTGATGGACGCGGCCTACAGCCTCGTCGAGTTCGACACGATCAACGACCAGATTTATGCCGACAACGCCGTGCGGCTGACGGCGGACCCGGCCACGACGAGCTGGACCAGCACCTATCACGCCGACAAGACCGTGGTGGCCCATGACGGGCTGGACATCCTGCCGGACATCACGGTGGCCGCTGACGGCACGTTCTCGACGAACGAAGCCCGGGACGCCGTGGTGATCGGGGATCAGGTGCCGTGGTCGGCGCAGGTTCTGCCGCCGCAAGTCAACATGCCGAACGGATCCGGCATGGGCCGAAACCAGCGGATCGTGTCGATCTCGGTGTTCTGGGATCAAATCTGGTCGGGCAAGATCGAGGGCAAGAACATCCTGAACGCCGTGGACGCCCCGGCAACGGGACTGCCGACACCACT